CGTGTAAGGTTTATTCACAAAAGCTGCCTTTGGTGTTGACTGCATCTCTTCTGCCATAATTGTATCGTTCATTGTATTCTCCTTGTTGGGGCCACCGTAGCCACACTGTCGGGCGTGGGGAGTGAGTAGCCAACGAATTAGGTCTTATGATTTAGAGGCTAGACCTTTACCTCGTTTAGCTAGAGGCAATACAAAATTACCCATAGCTGAAACAAACTCAAGACCAAATACTTTTTTTAGTATCTCTCTTTCTGGGCCTGTCATTACTTTACGAATAATTTCTTTTTCTTCATCTGATAATTTTGCATACGCATCATATGCTTGTTGCAAATCTATTTCCATTATATACTCTTTTCATTATAAAGTACAGAATAATCTTTCTGTTTTACAAACTTACCAATGCCATAACATATAGCTTCACCTACAGTTTTAATTAACTTACCTGTAATTGTAGACTTAGGATAAACAACAGGGTCAATAATATGTGCAATTTCTTCTGCACGTTTTACTGCAAGATATTTAGATATGTTACAGACTAAGTTATTTTTTCGGATAAGTGGAACCATAGGAATAGCCCAGTAATGGTAGCCTCTAACTGTAGTTTCTGATAGATTTCTTTTTGTGTAGTGCATATCCATTTTATATAGTTCTTCTGACAGCTTACCTTGACTGTGTAATTCTGTACAAATAACACGACTGTCTGTAGCATTTTCTTCGTTTCGTTCTTGCCGTTCTGCGGCAATAGCTAGTCCTTTTGCTGAAGATTTTGGTCCTATAGTGGTGACAACAACTGTCTCTCCTTTATTATTTATGCTAGTAACAGCTTTTCCAGTTTTACCTGTTACTGCTGAAGCATTAGGATTGCCTGTTTGTTTACGTGCGGCTTCATCTGCTTTAGTTTTATTACGGGCAAAAGTAGCGGCTTCAGATGGACTATATCCTGCTGCCCTATAACGGTTTACATTTACAGCAATCTCTTTATTTCTAGCTGTTTGCCTTTGTGATACTGCGCTTTGGTCTTTTTTAGTTTCAGCTTCTACCACACCTTCAGCATCTATACCTGATTGACTACGTAATTGACTTTGCTGCCTACGCGATTGATCGGTTAAAATATTAGTTCTAGCTTGCTCTCTTTTTGCTTTTTCTTCAACTGATTCCCCTAAACCACTAAGCATATCACTACCTACTGAATCAATACCTCTTTCTGGTTCCATTAAAGAAAACGTAATTTGTTGTTTTTCATTACTGTTTAAAGGTTTGTTTAATTCTTTTTGTATTGAATTAACAAAGGCTTCTGCTGCTTTTGCAGGTGTTACTACACTTCCTACTATGCCTTTTGTAGTAGCAGCCAATTGTTTTGCTGCTGCACCACTTTTCCAGTTTTCGTAAGCATTTTTTATATCTGCCTCTGTTATAACCTTAATACCATTGTTTTGTATTTTTTCTGCTACGTCAACTACGGTAGCGTCTTTATCCTCTGTAACTGTGGCTGTTTGAACACGAGCAGATTCTGGCATAGTGCCATCTTCAGCAATGTTACCAAACTCGTCTATGTCATCTGTTTTTGGACTTACAAACTCTGATGCAATTTGACCTAGACTACGCATATCTTTTTGCCCAGATACTTCGCCTGTTTCTGCATTACGATAACCTGAGTATATTTCGCTAGTTAAAGTATTAAGCGTATCTTTTAACTCATCTCCCGTTAAAGTATTTCCTTTACCTGCAGCAATTTGTGCCGAGGTAGGCTGACCTAATGCATCGTAGTCATAATTTTTAACAGCCGCATTAATTTCATTAGACTTTTTAAATGAGTTTATAATTGTAGATATAGGACTAAGTAATGAAGGTTCAGGATACTTTTTATTAATACCTTCTATTGTACCCGCAAATCTAGGATCAAGTTGTGTTAACGCCGCAACTTGTGATTGACTACGAGTAAGACCAGCAGGAGTATCTGGCTCATCAGAATCCCCACCAGTATCTTGTTGTGCAACAGGTGCTTGTGTTACAGGATCAGGAACAGGATCAGGAACAGGGTCAGGTGCTTGATATTCACTTTCAAGCACAAATCCAGCAGGAGGCTGGTACATAAGATTACCATTTCCATCTACAGGTATCATAAGAATTGCACCTGTTTCCGGGTTAATATATTTACGTGGCTCACCCGGTGCTGGCACTACTTGGTCAAAAGTAGGTAATGTGTTTACTGTAGGGGCTGTAGGTGTAGCTTGTTGAACAGGTGGACTATACGGCGTAAAAGGTTGGGATTGTGGAACATTATACTGTGGCATATAATTTGCAAAACTAGATTCTTGTCTTTGCATATTACCTATATTAGGTGCTACATAACCACCTACTTGAAATTCTTTTGGTTCGTCATCTAGTTCAATGTCATCTATGCTAAAAGGAATACCATCGGGAATAACAGCTTCTTCACTATTACCCATTTGTCCCATATCATCCATACGCTGAAGACCTGCTTTTGCTTCATCACGTAGGGCCATCATTTTATCAAGGCCATGATAACGTACTACATCTGCTGGCATAACAAACTCGCCTTCACTTAATTGTGCGGGAATGTCATCACGAACTTCTTCTTGTGTAGAACCTACAGGAACATCATTACCCGATACAGGGTCTACTGTACCACCTTCTTGCATGAGTCCACCCTCATCAAACATGCTCATTTGTTTTTTCATTGGTACTGCTCCACCCTCACTAAAAACTCGTATTTTACCATCTGCTGTTCTTGCAGCAGGTGTGTTAAACATTTCTTTTAATTCTGACATCTTTGGTTTTGTGACATTCTTTGCAAGAACTAACGGTCCTACTTGAATAACTTCATCCGCACGTGTTACAGGAGTTCCTGTAGCCTTGTCATAAAAGTAACTACCTCTATATGGGTTCATACCTACTTGTGTCCAACCAGAATCTTTGTCAGCTAATATTTTTTTAGCAAACATCTGCAACTCATAGGGGTCTTCAGGTACATAGTCACCTAACACACGTGCTATCGTTGCTTTACCCATTCTTTTTTGAGATGTACCCTTTACTGGGTCAGCCTCTTTAATTACTTTTTTTCTAGCAATATCTAACGCAACTTTTGGGTCAGAGCCAAAGGTAATATTTTTTAGTCTAATTGCTTGACCATATCCCACAACAGAGCCTTTTGCTGAATTTCCATCGTGTATAGACACAACCCATTTATTATAATTATCATATGAGGGTATGTCTAGTCTAGCACCAACACGTTGCCCCGGCTTTAAATCAAATCCTTTTACTCCTAATATACCTTTTTCTGCTTTCTTGCCTACTGAACCTGCAACATCTGTTACTGTAGGAACTTCTGGCATTGTTTCTACAGTATACAACTTAGGCTCTGGAAAGACCTCTTTGATACGTTTACGTGCTTCTTTTGATTTTATATTTCCTTGAAATAAATCTTTTGCAGCTTGTTCTGCTTCAGGTATGTTTTTTTGTCTTTGTGATTCAGGTAGTGTATTATCTTTTCTCCATTGCACCAGTTTATCGGGATCATCTACTAACTTCTCTGCTTCTTCTACATCTGCCTTACGAAATGCTTTAGTAGCTACACGTAAACTCTTACCTGCTGCATCGCCAACAATAGGAATAATACCAAGCAAACCTGCTGTAGCTTCAATACCAGCACCTACGTAGTCTTCTTCGTCTATAGCATCAGAAGTACGTTTAATAGCAATGGCTTCACCAAGACCGGGAGTTGATTCAGCAATAAACATAGGTGCTTCTTCTTTCAAGAATTTACCTGTTGATTTTAAATCAGACATTTGTTCAGCAAGCATTTCTTCTTTTGTGCGAGTATCAACACCAGTGTCAATATCCTTTGCATCTTGAATTGCTTGCATTTGTATATCAGTTAATGCCAACTACTTCATCCCTAAGTTGTTTTAATTTACGTAATACAGCTATCGCACCTTGTTGCCTATGCAATGCAATAGTATCTGTTGATTGTTCCATTACCTTGTGATGCTGTTCTATTGCATCATCCAAGTAATTATTGAATGCCTCCCATTGGTGGTTGTTGCCCACCAACGGCTTGAGGCTGCTGAGTATTTGCTTCTTGTCCATTTGCACTGAATCCTTGTTCACCCGGTGTAGGAGTTTGCCCTACACCTATTGTACCACCACCTGCACCAGTTGGGTCCATTGGGTTAGCACCTGCTGGTGCGCCTTCTGGTCCTGCTGCTGGGGCTTGGAAGCCTTTCATAATCTCTGCTTGCAGAGCAGCTTCATCCATATTGTTGGTTACTTTGTCGGGGTCTAAGTCTAGTGATGTTGCAATCTCACGGATTACATACTGGAACTTAGCAAAAGGTGCAAGTGCTGGGCTACTTGCTACTTGTAAGAACTGCATCAAACGCTGGCTACGTACTTCGTTAGCCATAAGACTTTCAGTTCCACGTGCCTTAACTTCTAAGTCGCCTTTAATTTCTGGGTCAAAGTCAAACTGCATGTTAAAGCGGAAGAAACCTTCACCTAGTGGACGTAGTAGATAATCATCTACATTCTTTACAACAGTCTTGATACCACCCTGTGCAGCACCCATGAGCATTGATATGCCAGATGCAGTACGGCCTACGCCAGATACTCCTGTTTGCCCATGAGCAAAGCTAGGCATACCTGTAGACTCATCAGATAGCTGACGTGCTTTGTCAAACAGCATCATATTCTCTGATGATACATTTGGAAACTTAGTTCCAAAGATAGCTTGACCCGGCGCACCACCCTGTCTACGAAATACCTTGCCCGGATACAGTGACAAGTCTTGACCCGGCACTAGATTAGTTTCATCTAGTTCCATAATCAAGTTACCCGATAGGACAGCGTTATCGACAGCCATACGCATAAACCCATTCATAAGAGTTTGTGTGTCGTCCATGTTCTCTGCAATACCTACACCAAAAAAAGAGTATGGGTTTAGTTCGTATGGCGCAGCATGATATGGAATCTTGCTAGGCTTAAATGGGTTAAGAACCATACGAATAAGTTTACCATTACATACCCATACGTTTGCTTGTAGTTCATCAAAGTCTTTCAACTCATCTGGAATAGTAATGTCTTGGTCTTCAAGCATGTCCACATCTACCATACCCCAATACTCAAGAACTTCAAATCGTTCAATAGATGTTTCAGGTGCATAGTCAGATAGGTCATCTTCCCAATACTTTTTTGTGTAGTTCTCGCCAATAGCAATAACTTCATCAATCACTTGACCACGGAAGTATGGACGCTTCTTGAGACTACGTAGTTGTGAACGTGACATCTTGTGTCGTTCAATTACGTACTGCGCTTCATCCATGTTATTTGCATCAGGGTCAGGATAAAAGTTCCAAACAGATACATGCTGTACTTGCGGAACTGTTTTAAACATTGGGTCATAGTTACCTTCATCATCCCAATTAGGATACTCTTTGTCTGTAGCAAACGGACCTTTCATTACACCTGTACCAAACAGTGCCATTTCAAATGCAGAGTTACGCATATGCTTACCCGCACCAGACTCTTCTAGTTGGTCATGTATCTTCTTCTGCATCTTCTTAGCAGCAATCATAGCAGGGCTAAATGTAATTGCTGTAGGTGTTTTGCCCGGACCTTCTTTTAGTTTGTCAGACACAGGCTCTAGTTTATTTTGTACTACACCTAGCTTCTCTTGCAGTGACTGTGACGTAGCACCCGGCTCAAGGTCATTGCCATCACCAGCAAAACCGTATGGGCTAGTAGACAATGCAGTGTCACCACGTAGCTGCTCTGGCTCCTGTGGGTCAAAGTTTACATCTTCTACTACACCTTCTGGTAATTCAGTAGGGTCTACAGATAAAGGAAAACGCTGATTAGCAAACAAGACATCTACAATCTGTCCGTAAGCTGCCAGCGTCTTTGTCTTGGTTACTTTAATAAATACACGAGACTTCTCTGCCTCAGTAAATTGTACATCTGGTCCATATAGACCACGGTAGTTACGATAAGCACGTAGCCAACGGTCTTCGTCTTGTTCACGATAATCTTCAGAACGCTGGTATCTTTCGTTAATAAACGGAATAATGGATGCTACATCTGCATCAAACACTATAGAGTCATCTGTGTCTTCTAATGCGATTGCATCATCTTCAATCATAATTTCATCTTCAGCCATAGTTTTTTCCTTAATAACCAAACGTACTGTCTGCTACACGCATACCAGTACTAGGTCTTCCCATAGGGTCGTAATCAAATATACTAAATCTTGGTCTGGACATTATACCATATCTAAGGGCATCATACAAATGGTCTTCACTGTGCGTATCAATGTCTTCCGGATTTTTCTTATCAAGGGGGATGGACGGTAACTGTGATACGACATTTGTGCAGCTATTAAAGAATACAAGTCTAGGCTCCTCTGTAAATTCATCTACCTGCAAACGCCTGTGTATTTCGTTCTTACCTGCTACACGGCTACCACGGCTTCTATCTGATGGTCTCCAACGACATCCTCTACTAATCATTGTTTCTGCAAGGCTAGGACCAGTATCGCCACGTTTATGCCACAGAGAAGAATCAAGCACACCATACTTAATAGTACCATCACCAGACTCTACATCCAGTATCATATCTGCCAAGTCTGCGGCAAGGACTTTAGAAACGTATAGTTCTCTATATACCACAAGCTGTTCGTTAGGTGCAACAGCAAACCAAACAACACCGGACTTACTACCATAACCATAGTCACAAGCCCTAAACTTAACCCAGTTGTTAGGAATATCGAAAGGCTCAATAACATGAATATTGCGGTCAAACTCAGTAAACGCCGCACCTTCTTTAATATCCCAGTCGCCTTCAAGGAGTTGTCTCCTTTGCTGCTCTGGCATGGAGAGTAGCATGGCTTCGTAGTCACCCGACTCTGCCAGATAAGGATTGTCAGATAATCTTGCTGGGATAAATCGCCGTTTAAATAGTGACCTTCCAGCTTTTTCATGTCCTGCTGGGTATCGCAGAACGTCTCCCGTATCTGTATCTGTTGCATCGAATGCTCTATTGTAAGGTGCAGGGTCGATGAATGTTTTCTTAACCCAATGATGTCCCCGACCACCGGGGTTAGTTGTTGCTCTCATATAGATAGGCAAGTCAGGTGCAGTGGACCTTAAACGAGACCGCATGTAATTCCAAGCGTATGGTGTGGACCACTGTGTTAACTCGTCAAACCCTATCCAGCTAAACGCTAGACCCTGATAACGCAATACATCGTCATCCCTATCAAGATACGACATCCACAATCTTGCGCCAGATGGTGCAGTCCACTGCATCTTTCTCTCTGACCATTTAATACCGGGCCAGATTTTTGGGTACAACTCCTGCGACTTAAATACAAGTTCTCTTAGTTCTTCTGTTGTATGTCGCAGTAGCAATCCACTAAATGCAGAATGCCCCATGTCACGTAGTGGG